TTAGTAATGAAACCTTTGTCTGTATTCTCTGATAGTAATGTCTCAGGCGCACCTCTACCTGGTTGTTCATATTGTTTAAGTTGAGGTAGTATATCTAGACCTTCGGCTTGTTTAGTAATTAACTCTCGGTCTTCATCAGCTATCTTAGCTACGTTATTCATAAAGGTATTAGCTTCTTTAGAAGCCAACTTACCACCTTGTTTACCTTGTTCAACTACCTTACCTATGTTACCTAATGGACCTGTAGTTGTCTCAACCCCTGCCTCACCGCCACGGCTGAGCTTAGAACTAGAAGATGCTGAAGCCATGCCGCCTAATAAACCAAATAGACCACCGAACTTAGCACCCATCCATATATTATCTTCTTGAAAAGTACCTTCATCTAATTGAGAGTATAACGCTTCATAGCCTGCACCGCCTACAGTACCAACGGTTGCACCTGTAGCACCATAAGCTCCAACTCTAAGATAGCCAGGACGTACAGAACTTAACTTAGCTCTAAGTGCCTTAGCTACATTAGATACGCTTGTTATTTTAGTAACACCCAACCAAGCAAGTACAGATAAAGGTAAGTCTTTAACTAACTCACCTGTAATAGCACCCATTGTATAAGAAGGGTTAGACTTTAACATATCCCAGAACTCTTTAAGACCTACAGAGTCATCATCACCAATGCTCCATTTATCATTGAAAGACTTACCATCCTTGTAAATCTTAGCATCTAAGTTACCACCATAGTATTCTTTAGTCTGTTTAAGACCAGCAGCTATATCATCCCTTTCACTAATCATCTTCTTAAGGTAAGCTTGTTCTGTGTTATCTAACTCACGTAACTTAGCTTCCTCTTCCATAGCTTTAATCTGATTATCTAATTCAGTATAACCATAATCAATAGCATGGCGTTTTATAAACCAATCAGTCTCAGTATCATCATCAAAACCTTTAGATATTAATTGTCCTAGTAAACCAGAGGTAGCCCATGATGCAAAGCCTTCATGACCTCCTGTGAAACCACCCGTGAAGTCAGCCTCAGCAGGCTTGGATGCTTGTTGGGTAGCTCGATGAGCCTCCATAATAGAAGGGTCATAATCATATTGTCTAGGGTCAAACATTACTTAGAGTTCTTCTTCATCTTAGCAGCTTTAGCTTCAAACCAAGCTAATGGTCCTTTAGACGCTGCTACTAATTGCTGTGGGTGTTTAAGGAAGTAGTCTCTACCTTTTGAAGTGAACCAAGCATAAGCAGGCTTTCTTCTATCGTTAAGTTTCTCCTCTTCAACTGATAAAGTTAATGAGCCAAAGATAGCGGGAGATATACTAGAAGCAAGGTCGTTAACACGTTTCCTTACCTGAGCTGCGGCATTAAGACCTTGAGCGCCTCTCACAAAGCCAGAGGCTTCGGGGTCTATCTGTCTAATACCTGGAGTACCTGAAGAACCTAGTATGTTAGAAGTAATACTATCAGAATTATTAGCAGGGTCATCAAACTCATTAGATGTATTATCATCAGGTTCAGCTACAACAGCCTTACCAGTGAAGTCTCTAGTTTGATTCCTAATCTTCCAATCCTTCTCTTCAGCCTTAAGAGCCTTAGCTAAGTCCTGATATACTCTGTTAGCGTCAGCTTTCTCAAGACCAAGGTCTTTAAGCCTGCTTCTAAATAACTCAAGGGTAGGTACACCAGCGCCTTCAACACCATGTATCTCAAATAACTCTTTAGTTTTAGCAGCAATATACTGAGGCATCGCAAGCCCTGTCCAATGTGCGTTAACATTACCTTTATTAGCTAGGATGTCAGACTTAAGACTAGCATCTTTAATCTTAATAGAATCTAAGTGCTGAGCAATTACAGGTTTAATACTCTGTAACCAACCTTGAGCTTCTTGAGGGTCTATAGCTTGTAGAGCTAAGAAAGTCTCTTGTACCTTCTTACCATTAGTTAAATCAACACCTGAAGTTAAAGCTTTCATCTTCATACGTGGAGATTCATAACCTATGTTCTCTTTAATAGCAGGGTCTAGGTAAGTATCAGTAAACCGTTGCTGTGTTTTATCAGCAGTAGCCTTCATTCTTAATGAAAGAGGTACGTTGTAGTCTACCTTCTCTTCTTTAGTAAATAATCCCATAATATACTCCTATGTAAGATACTGGTCTAAAGTTGAACGCCAAGGGTCAGAAGCTCTAACTCTATCTTCATAAGTATTCTGAAGTATAGGCTGTCCTCTAAACATACCACCAATAGCTGTATCAGCATTACTCATCGTTGCTCCTCTATTGTAGTAACGGTCATAAGCTGCTGGTACAATCTTATTAGCCCAAGCAGTATCACGCTCCGAATCTCTCATAGCCATCTGTCTACCGAAAGTACTAGCACCTAGCTTACCTTTAGAGAAAGCAGAGGCATAGCGAGGTTGGTCTGCTCTACGATATTGCTGTGATAACATACCACTTATTCTATCTAAGTCAGCGCCTACACCTGCTTCAACTGCCTCAGGGTTCATGTAAGCACGTTGCCTAGCGATAGCTTCAGCAGAGAAGTCTTGCCACGGTTTAAGATTAGCAAGCTCACGCTTAGCTTGGTCAGCTTGTCCTTTACGAGCGTAGTAAGTCTTACCGAGGTCTACGGCAGGGTCAAGCCAGTCCTTGTTACTCTTATACCAGTCACTTACACCAGACGCAGCATCCGATAACCAGTCCCAACTGTCGTTATTGTTAACTTCACCCCAGTCATCATCTGTCCAGTCTGCATTAAAATCACTATCGCTTTCCCACCATTCTGCCATTATTGTTTCTCCTTAAATTCGTTATTAATCCCAATCACTATCTGCACCTGACCAACCTGAGTCTGAATCCATATCTGTCTCAGAATCAGAGCCACCCCAACCACCTATATCATTACCAAAGCTATCTGTACCTGAATTAGTATCATTATTCCAGTTGTAGTTTTCATTATTAAACTGAACACCACCTCGTACGTAAGAAGTATCTCCAGGCTGACCATAGTCTTTACCTTTAGCGACAGCATCTTCTAGACTAGTAGCAGGTTCTCTAGCTGCAAACTCTGCTAGTGTCTGGGCTATTACCTGTTGGTCCATCCAATCTTGTTTATACTTCTTCTGATTATCTGTAAGCGTACCTTGTGCCTCTCTCTTTCTATAGTTATCTACTGCTTGGTCATACATCTCAGTGCCTTGTTTGTAACCATTAGCTTCTGCCCATACATCTGAAGGTCCAGTCCAGTTCTCGTTATAATCCTTACCACCAAAGTAGTTACCTAATGCACCACCAGCCCAAGCACCTAAAGGACCACCTAACATACCACCAAGAGTGCTACCTAATGAGCCATAGTTGGTGACACCTTGTCCATAATCCATTAAGCCCATAACACCACTAGCATAAGGGACATCAGCAAGCTGTAAGCCTTTACTCATCATACCACGTTGAGACCAATCGTCATTTAATAGGGATAAGTATGGATTACCTGAAGCCATAGCTAACTGGTCGACAGCACTATTGCCTGATAAACCTAAGGCTCTAGAAGCATCATAATTACCTGTGGCAGCACCATATAGACCAGCGACATCAGAAGCCCACGAAGGTAATCCTAATGTTTGTCCTAATGTTTTATCACCAAAGTTAAATGCTCTGTTACCAGCCCAGTAGTCTGAACTAGCACCTGTATTAGGACCACCAAAGTTATCTAAGAAGCTCGTGTTATAGCCTAAGTTACCACCTGAGCCATAAGAGAAGTTACTACTCCCTAATCCACTGAAAGGGTTACTAACACTATTACCACCTGAGCCATAGTTAAAACTACTGGCACCACTTAAGTCTGGAGTACCTGTAGAGAAAGGACTATAAGTCTGTGCTGTACCACCAGTACCACCAAAGCCATTATTAGAGAAACCTTGGAAGCCTCCAGATGTATCAGTTGTACCACCTACTGCCTGAGCTAACTGTCTCGCTAAGTCATTACCTTGTAGTGACGTAGTAGAAGACATCTCATCAGCACCAATATTAGGCTGTGCTAACGGTTGGTTAGCTGGTGGGTTTTGAAACTCATTAACTACTCTCGGGTCAGTTGTAAAGAAGCCCATAATTAATCCTTTATGTTGTTAGGTCTTTGGTAATAGTACAATATAAATAAGTACCATCTGAGACACATCTAATCAGGTCAAACTTACCAGCACCTGAAGTGATAGTAGGCTCACCACCTACAAACTTAAATTCAGAACCAAAGGCTACGTCATAAGCTCCTGTATTCTTAATGATGAAACTAACCTCTACACCTGCAGATTGATTAGAGACTGTAAGCGCCTTATCATCTGCTTGTACACTAACATCAAATACATTAGCATTTAATAGGTTAGCGACTTGAGCTGTTGCTAATGTGATAGCCACAGAAGCAGTAGGATGAGCTTTAGTGAATGTTTGTGGAGTATCTAATGTAACTACTTCCTCACCACCTACGGTAGCTGTAGTAGCTGTCATTAAGTTAGCTACAAAGTTCTCACTTGCATCACCATTAACATCTGCTTTAGAGTTTAGTGACGTTCTGACTGTAGTAAATTCAGTATCAAAGTCTGTACCTGAAATGACCTTTAAAGGGTCTGCGTCTAAAAGGGCATCTTTACCTGCCCAGTCTACTGCGATAGTATAGTTGCTCATCGTATCTTTCCTTGTTTATATAATAGTGATAATGATTGAAGAGAAGCTTTATAGCCTTGAGTCACTCCATCCATCTCTAATCTTAAGTATTTAGCTGCACCTGCTAGAGGCACTGAGTGTTCTTTAAATCCGTGGATAGGAGCATACTTAGCCTTATCAGTAATAGGTAAGGTTCTATCCTTAAACAATGAAGTAGCCCCTCCAAATAAGTAAGGAGTACCTGACAGTGTAGGGTTAAGTTTAAATGTAGGTGAGATATGAGGTACTTGTTCGAAGTCCTTATATACTCTAAGTCCTACATCAGTGCCTTGACCTCCTGATACTACTAAGATTAATCTCTTTAAGATAGAAGCCTGTACACCCTGACCTAAGTCAATCCATACTGTAGATAGACTACCCGTGTAAGGATTATAAGTATAGACAGAAGACCCTGAGTAATCTACATCCCAGTAGCCTTCATAAGTAGCTACTCTACCTGACTGTTGTCCTACTAATAAGCCATACTCTGCAGTATATGACAGTGAAGCTGGGTGTCTATCATTAGCCCAGTGCCACTTAGTAACTCTAGGTGATTCTGTAAGTACAGGACTCTCTTTAGTAGAAGTGTATGTTAAATCAAACACATAAGTTACATTCTTATCTACGAATGATAATAGGTATAACCCTTCATCAAACATATAAGTAGACTTAACATTCGTACTATCTTTAATGTTAGAGATTAACTCATCTTTAATAGTAGGAGATAATTCCTTTAGAGGTAACTTATCAAAAGTAGCTGTTCTAGTTAATGAACGTAAGCCAGTATCTGATAAGAAGATTATATCATCAGCAACTACTTGAATAGAGTCTCTTGAGACACAGCCAATACCTTCAACTACTTCATCTAAAGCCATTAAGGTTGTGCTAGAGGCGTTGTTATATAGGATGATGTTCTCTCTACCAAAGATAACTAACTTACCACCGAAAGGATAGATAGCTACAATCTCATCTTTACCCCATACTGTCTTTAAATCAATATAACCAGCATCAGTGACACCAGTAGAGTGCCACCACTGAGACTCATCTAAGAGTGCTGAGTAGTGAACAATATCATTCTCTTCTGTAATACCACCTACCCATAATCTACCATAGTAGCCTAATGCACAGCTAGGGTCAAAGGTAGCTAAGCCTTCAGGAAGTACACCACCCTCCCAAGCATCACCAGAGCCAGTGCCAGCACCAGTAGCAGTAAAGCATAAGCCTACTGTATTACTAGCAGCACCAATCAAAGTGAAGTCTGTAGTACCTACTGTCTTAATTTCATATCTAGTACCTACAACAAAAGAACCAGCATTAACTGTAGTTCCTGTAGCTGTAGTATCCACCACATTTTCTAAGTATTCCCAATCAGTACCATCAAAGATGATAGGCTTAATGCCACCCTCTTGTACTCCGAGTAACTTATTATTAAAGTTCTGCCACTGCCACTCTGAAGTAGTGACTCCTGCTGGAGCATAGGTATTGATGAAAGCATTATCTCTATCAGTTAAGTCTAACTCAGCGATAGTGCCTGCGTAACTGACATACTGTCTAGTAGAAGTAGCATCTTTATATTCAGTGATAGAGCCTACTTTAGCACCTGCACTTAGCGTACCTTGTTTTAGACCCTTACGGAAAGTAACCTTACCACCAGCTGTATAAGTAATATTATCAGCTTTAGTGAACCAAGTATTATCTAGAGCAGTAGCTGTAGTCTGTGTATCTAGACCATTGATACCGATGGTATCTAATGCTACTGAGCCAATTGTCTGTGCGTTTAACATCTAGGTTATCACCCAATCCCTTTCATACTCCATATTACCAGCATCTAATTGAACTGCAAGGCTCAGGGAATCTCTAGCTTCAGCAGAGATAGCACTAGAAATAGTACCACCATCTTCACCACGTTCAGCCACAGCTCTAGCCCAAGCACCTAATATAACAGGTTGGGAAGGAACTCTAAGAACTTGTGAGGCTTCCTTTAATTCTGTCTGTGCGCCTACTACATTCACTGAGATAACTTGAGTAGCATCAGGTACAGGATAGAAGTCAATATTGAAATCAGGTTCTCTCGAAGAGCTTGCCTGTGAGATACCATTGAAAGCGTAGTTAAGAGGCTCGCCTGAATCAATTTCAGTTAAAGGGAACACCTGCTTATTCAGCCAGTTATTAGTTACCTGTGTTAAGACAGTACCAGTGTTCTGATTAATAACATCTAAGACCGTGAAAGAAACACCTGCACCTCTAAGAGCATCACCTAGAGTATACTGCATATTACCACTCTTAGTAGTAACATTGAAAGACTCTCTCAGTGCGTTCCAACTATGGTAGCTCTCTACATTCTTCTTAGTATCATTAACTAACTCACCGATAAGCTTCTGATAGTCAGTAACTGTGTTTGAGTCGTACAAGTCACCAGACCAGTCAGAAGAGATAGTATCTTCTCTAAGTCTGCGTAGTACGCTATTAATAATCTCTCTATATGTCATACCTTCTCCGTTTATAAACTACTGTGTTATCTCAGGAGGCAACAGTTAGTAGCATTATAGTACAATTACTTCAGTTAAATCAATTACTTACGCTATTTAGGCAGAGGACAAGAACAATCACAACTCTGTGGTTGATTCATCATTGTACTACCCATCATCATTGCTTTGCTTGGCATATTCATCATTTGATTGAAGAACGCCATAGAAGCTAGACTAATTGTTACACCTACTGCGAAAACTATAACGCATTTACTAATCTTGTCTATCATTCTTGGTAGTCTCCCTAAAGAATACTCTCTCAGCGTGTTCAGCCTTCTTGCCAATGTTAAAGCTACTTACGGGTCTGTGGTAGCCCATAACGCGAGTCCATATTTCACATTTAGTTCTTTCAGAATTATTCATTACTTCCCTTCCTTGTTTTTATTACTTAACATCATATTCTCTACAACCCTTGATGTATATACATTCATTACTTTTCTGAACATTGCTTACTTGACCTGTTCGATTTCATTAGATGATGAACATAACGCCATACAGGTACTTGTTCAGTACCAAAGTTAATCATCATTTACCTTTTGCCAACTGAGCGCCAAAGTAAAACTCAATGATAAGTGTAGCCCATTCAAACACCTCATTCAATTTGAGCATACCTTTAACTGTTACATACTCAACTTCATCTGCTGTGACTTGAATACCTAGTAGTGAAAAGCCTTCTCTTACCGTTGGTACGACTGTTTCTACATTCCATATTACAGGTGCTATCTGAGTGAATACAACTAATGCTAAGATAACAAAGATAATGACTCTACGATTCAGTGCTGCCATAGGTGACTCTTTACTCGCAGTATCTCTAGCATCTTGCATATTCTGAGACCTTGCAGCAAACGCATCTAGCATCTGTGAGTGTTGCTCTTGCTTAGCCTGTTGATTGAGCGCAAACAGCTTCATTGCAAAACCTGCCAATATAGGTGCTATACTTGTTAGCAGTCCCATCATTTGTCTATACTCTTAAGCCACTTATCTAGCTTACCTGCTACTACTCCACAGAAGCTCTTAGCTTTGTTAAGCACTGTCAACTTAATGTAGCGCCCCTTGCTGTCTCTTACTTTCTGATTAGTTCTTGCCATTTCCACTTTCCTCGTTTAACAACATAGCAGGTATGGGTAAAAGAGCGTGCAGTCTGCTACCAACACAATCTGTTCTATAGGTGTCACTTTACCA